TTTGCCATAGAGATATTCATGGCGCACGAAATATATTCATCAAAGTTGTAACTGAACAATGGGCAGCGACACGTGCTCAATAAATTCTGTTAGATAAGAAATTATCTACTTAAGGAAACGGATCGATTAATCTAATTAATCCGTTTTTAGTGTCTGTCGCAAACTTTCGTGACATATAGAACAGCATGTAGCAGATGTTTCGTCGTTCATGTTTAATTTGATATAAATATTCAATTATTTTTAATTAAATATTCAATTATTGGATTATCATCCCTAATATCCAGCTAGACCCTGAATCGTTGTTCCAAACGTCTTCTGATCCTGATAGACTAACCCCTTAAAGCCAGTCATGTAATATTTACTACTTCTATAGTTCCAACAATAATGTTTGAATGGACAATCTACACCTTTATATTGATAGTCCATAAGTAGTTCATCCAATGCATATAGTTCTTTTTGAGATGTCAATAAATTATATAATGTCTGAGCTCCTTTTTGAGATAATAAAATTGCATGTGTACACCAACTTGGAGCTGCATTAATTTTATCTGCACCCCATGCAAAGACATAGATATATCCCAAATAAATCATATCAAAATCTGACGGGGTCTCATTGTAATATTCTTCTGCTAAATTTTTATATTGATCGTGGAATATAACATCATCTTCAAATACCGTAGCAATTGGTATTTTTTCAAAAATTATTTTCTGCAATATGGAAAGCCATGAGATGAAGCATCCACGCTCCCCAATATTCTTACTCATTTTCTTCCCTGCTTTATATTCATAATATTTATAATGTTTCAACCATTCTTGATGAATGTCGACAGCCTTCGCATCGGTAGCTCTGAATCTTTGAGCATTCGTATATCCCGCATCTTTCACACGTTGTAGAGACGTCTCCAATCTATCGGGACATCTATCCATATTAATAATAAATGCTGGAGAATCTAATACTTCTTTCCACGAATACTGTTTTGTTTTATCAGTAATAGGAATACAATGATATTGGTTATAGTAATATCCGTTAGGGCAGAATGAAGTAGTATAGTTCAAAAGTAATATTAGAAATAATAATATAACAACAACATATAATAAGTATATAAAAACCACAACACCCATTTTTATAATATTTATTAAATAAATAAATATTTATGAAGATAGTTTTTCAACTGTCAATTGAGCGGATAATGCACTACCTGTATAACTATTGAAATAAATACCGGTTGGTGTGTAATTATTCAATGTAATAATAGAATTTGGATTAGGAATAGCTAGAATTTGTTTACCATGAAGACGAGTGTTGTTTAGTGTTGAGAACAATATAGAAGCTAATGTATTATTAACATTAATTCCGAATAGCATTGTGCCTGTTGAAGTACCAGTAAACTGTGGATTGTAAATATCGAACGAGACTAGGTAATTACCACCATGAATAGTGCTCATAGAACTTAATGTAGGATATACAATATTCTGAGCTACACCAGCTATAGTGAACGGAAACGAGCCCAAATATGATACATACGTCTCGCTGTTTGTAGAATTACTCACATTTAGTAATTGACCATACGCTGCAAGTCCTAGTGCTCTTTTACTGTTAGGAATACAGATTGGAGGACACAATGGAATACATGGGGGAGGGCAGGGGGGTGGTGGTGGACAACATGGTTGGCATGGAGGTGGACAGCATGGATTACATTGAGGCTGACATGGTTGGCCACATGGTCCGCATTGAGGTTGACATTGATCGCCGTAAAATGGAGCATAACCATTATTGAATTGTTGACCGTAGTACGACATTTTTAAAGTATCTAAAATTAAAATATTTTCAAATATTACAATTATTTGCTGTAATCATATCAATATATTCTGGTTTTATATATTTAGATAATGTATTAACAAAATTCTTAATTAATTTACAATCTTTAGAATTAACAATATAATTTGGAACAGTTACATCTATTTTTGCGAGACTTCTCAATAGAAAATAATCTATTCTTGATATAGGAGCAAATGACATATGCTTCATATACACTTTTTGGAAATTTTGCTCAATATAATCAGATATTAACCTTTGTACAAATGGATTATAAAAATTAAAACCCAATTGAACCAATTTTATAGCTCTCAATGGTTTCTTCCAATCTGAAGAAGCCCATGCTTTAAAGTACTTTGGAGCCACAGTTATACGTATTTTTCTATCAATACAATCTTGTACACCAAATAAGCACATATCTATTAATATACCTTGAGAAAATTCGTATAATACCCAGTTACAAGTATAGTCGTATTCTATATTACTCATATTCTTCATTTTATCACCATTATATAGACATTCTATTTTTCCGCTAAATGCAATAAATTGATTAACAGTATCAATAGGAGCACATGGCCATTTATATTTTTCACATAATTCTCTAAGTTTTTCTTCATCTGTTTGAATTATTATATCAAAATCATTAGGTTCTTTATTTAGGAAAATGTCTCTAACTGCTCCACCTTTCAAGTATACATTTATATCATTATTAACGAGCTTCTTAAAAAACGAATTATATGTTTCGTTTGGAATATCTGGGACTTTTTTATTTAGAAAATAATTCATTCTACGATTAAATCCTTCTAATTTGAAATATCTAAAATGTTTCTTGAATAACGGTTTATAAGGTATTAGCTCTTTATTACTTCCTTTCCCAAAAATTCGTTTTAATTTTACATCAATTTCAGGATCAATTGGAAATTCATCCATTTTATTATATAAAAATAATATTGTATAATATTATTTTTATAGTTATTTATCTATTTTTTGTTCAGTTCTTTGCTCTATAATTATCTTTTTATTTTTCTCTAATTCTTTGCTGTTATCCAATTTATTAACTTTATTAAATCCGCCAATCAATTCATCAAGATTTTTTCTTTTTATATTATAATTATCATTTTCAAACAATCTATTAACTAATGAATCAATTTTAGCGGATGTAGTAGTTAATAAATTATTTAGAATAAGTACTATATTTTCCTATATCAGTCCAAGTTATCATCGAATTATTGTAATGTTTTACTTATGCTGTAGCAGATTCATCTAATTTAATAAGGTCGATTCCGTAATCAATCATATGTGGAAGATTATGTTTTTGCTTAAAATTTCTAGGTATGTCATCCCACATAATCATTTCTTCTTCTATAGCCCATGCATATTCGTATAATTTATGAATAGGGAGTTTACTATCTTTTTCATAAATTATACGAAGGTATTTATGTCGGTAGGGTTCGTAAGTGTCAATAGTTGTAGTCATTATTAATTTACAATAAATTAATAATTATATTGATATAGTTTTAAATCCAATACATTCTTAAAATTAAAGATGAGGTTATCAACGTATACGAAGCAAGAATCATTAGATGATTTAATATCGAAGGATAAAGATGCATTGGAGAGGTTATCTCTACATTCATCAATTACTTATGAAAATCAACAATCGATTCTATCTAAACTTATTCCATTAGTTAATCCTATTAATTATATTTCTAAAATTAAATTACCTTCGTTATCAATTAAGGATTATACTGCTACTAATCCCTCGATTATTGCGCATCCTAAGAAAAATTCAAATTATTTAGTTAATGTTAGGCATGTTAATTATTATTGTGATGAACAAAATGAATATAAGACGAACGATCCTAATGATTCAACCGTTAGAACAATTAATGCAGTTTATGAATTGGATGAAAATTTAGAAATTATTGAAAAAAAACAATTAACTGATAATACATCTATCATTAGATACCCTTCACCTGTCGTGGGATTAGAAGATGTTCGTTTAGTTTCCCGACCAGTAGATAAATCTTTATGGTTCTTTAGTACTTCACGAGAAATCTTACCTACTACTACTCCTCAAATAATTATGGGTGAAATTAATAATGAATATAATAGAATGAGTGGTGGAACTAGATTGATTATTCCAGATAATAACCTAGTTAATAACACACAGAAAAATTGGCTACCGTTCATCGATCAAAAGACCCTTTCGTTATGTTCTGTTTTTTGTACCGGACCTACCCTATGTATTACTCAGATTGATGACATTACAGGACTTGCATTACCGTTCAAACAATATAAAACGAATTTATCGTTCCATCAAACGAGAGGAGGGTCTCCTATTGTTCCATTTGAGTTTGAATCATTCCATTATATGTATACTGTTCATTGCTCATTCGATCAACCTAATATTAGACGAAAATATCTACATCGTTTCGTATTTTTAGGTAAGGATTACGAACCATTAGCTATTAGCGAATCATTCTTCATTTTCGGTGATTCCCCGTCAGACATTGAATTTATTATTAGTTGTACTGTTAATAGAAAGAATCCTAATGTATATCTATTCGGTGTTGGAAGAAACGATGTTGAAGCGTGGATTGTATCCATTAATAAAGATGATATCCTTCGACTTAAAAAATACCTTATATAAGAGAATTAAAAATTAAAAATATTTTTTAATTTTTATTAGTTATTCTTATTAATCATAATATATTATTAATCATATTTTATTTAATAGGTACGCTTTACGTCCGAAATAATTGATTGAGTATAGTCTGATGTGTATTTAACACGAAGAGTAACTGTATAATATTGTTTATAATAATCACGAGGAATTGTTTTCCATCCTTTATAACAATAATAATTATCGGTATCATCATATATAGTAAGACCGCATTCTTCTTTGATAGCTTGAGTGAATTGGGAATATAATTTATCAAATACTTTATTTTGATGTTCTAGTTCTTGTTTCATTTTTTCTACTTCTTGTTTATATTCATTTTTAATATCTGATGATTGCCAATATCCATCTTTAGAAGTAACAATAAACTCTTCATTTTTAATATCGAGTAATTTTCCATATTGTTCCATAGTTAAATCATGTCTAACTTTTTCAAACTCTTCTTTTTAGTGTCTGAATAGTAGAATGTAACAACACTAGTCTCATTAGGTTCAGGTGGTGTGATTTTTGGTCGAACAACAACAACATTATCATTATCATTACTAGTATAACCATATGATCCTGAAGGTCCTGTTGCTCCTGTACAAACAGATGGTCTCTGTTTATAATGAATCATATTAGGATTTTCTGAATCAATAGATGATTCATTGTCAAGCTTCCAATAATCAGGTGTTAATGTTTTGAGAAATTCCATAGTTTATTAATTATTAAATTATTTATTAAATTATAGCTAATTAAAATTTCAATTCAGTATTTATAGAAAATTAAAAATATTTTTTTTTAATTTTTGTTATTTAGATGAACGCACATCAGAGCCCAGCTCATACTTGAGTTTTTCAAAGCGATGTTTGAGTTCCATATTTTCCAATCCAAGTTTCTTTATAAGAGTTTTGAATTCCTTCATCTCTTTTTTCAATTCATCGACTTCATTCTTGATTTCATCATATTTGACTTGTTTCTGCACTTTTCCCAAATCAACTTCAAATCGTAGATCAGACGAGGATGATGATGATTTTTTATGATCATCATACTTATAATCTTGTGATGATTCGCGTGAATGATGTTTGCGTTTACGACGATTATCATCGTCATGTGAATCATCATATTCATCTCGTGAATCATGATGACGTTTCTTGGACGACGATTGGTCATACTTATCATGGTCCCAATGATCAGTTCGTTTCGCCATGTTTGAGATGATTGTATGTCTGAACTTACAGTGCATACTAGTGCATCGTCCATTGTTCATACATATACCCTTCCCATTGGGATGATCAAGTGTACACCGTTCGTTGATACAGTTGATATCATATCGGCATTCAGCTCTACCTGATGGATGTTTTTTGGTACATGTCATCTTAGTGCAGGTTTTATCATAAATACATTCGCCTTTCCCGTTTGGGTGGGAAAAGTCACAGGTATCATTATCACAATACTTTCCGTAGTCGCATGGTGCACGTCCAATGATATGTTCGTGTGAGCATTTGCGTTCTTTGCATTGACCATCAGATGGGCATTGAATGAAAACTCGGATATCAGGAACACGTTGTGATGTTGAATCCATTGTGAATGATGTAAGATGTTAATGATGTAATTAGTAATTAAAAAAATTTCAATTTTTTGTTATATAATTGAATTTAATATTATAATTTATTAGTAATATTAATAAGTTATCGGAATGGATGCTGAATATACTGGGTTCAATAATGATGAATTAGTGTGCACCGATAAACAAACTATCATTGAAAAATGTCCAATTCATAATGAGAAATATACTAAAATATGTATAGATGATAAATTATATTGTGATAAATGTGATACACCTCATAATACATATTTCTATGCTATAGAAGATTGGAAAATGCAATCAATAATAAAGATTAACCAATTTAGAGATGAATTAAATAACAAAATTAAAGGATTGAATTGTATTATTGAAATTATCAAAGATAAGAATAGTGATGATATTATAAAATACTTTATGGATATCATAGA